TACTGGTCACTTTTTTTGGAATCACTATAAATACAGTCAGGATATTTTGCTTTCCATTCAGGAATAGCACAAATATTCTTATGGGAAATATATTTGATTGCCTTTTTTATTTTCTTGTTTTCAGGGTCTTCCTTTTCCCAAACGTTGGCATCTTTAACATAAAGCGAATCTCTTTTGGGGTCACTACAATGGACAGGTCTCATATTTTCATCTAATGCTTTCAAATTTTTAATAATAAGCTTAGACATTCCATTAACAAATCCTAATTGTCCAATGCTTTCAATATCGGCTAACTGAATTTTAATCGAATCAACAAAATCCATTATATTCATCGCGTCTTTACAAGTTTCATTTAAAAAGAACTGAAGATTAAAAGTTTTGTTATGCGAATTAATATTTGTATTATTTGTACCATTTTTACAAACTTCTATAACATTTTTTTGTAATTCTTGATTTTGTTTTTGAAACTCATTATTTTGGTTAATTAATTCTTGGTTTTGTTTAACAACTTCTAGAACAAGATTGGTAAGAGTTTTAATTTCATTACAAGAAGAATCAACTATATTATTTTCAGCACATTTTTTTTTATGTTTCCATAAACCAGATAATGATTTATATTCTTTTTTACAAATTTCACATTGTTGGGAATCATTTTTCTCGTCAAGTTTTGTTCCATTTATTTCCAAATTATTTCCATTTTGACTTATTAAATGTTTTCGTGTCTTTATATGTCTATTCCAATCAGATAAATAGCAGCATTTAAAGTCACAAATTATACAAATATATATATCCTCGTTTTTCTCGTTTTTCTCGTTTTCCATATATTTCCTAAAGAGAATAATTTTAAATAGTAATAATAATTATTATAATTATTTTTTAAAATTATGCTAACAAAATAAAAAATTTATAAATTGTCGTGAGACCTTAAAATTATTTTATGCAGTCAAATTGATTTTTTTCCAAAAGTCTTAAGGGCCTTTTCAAAAATGGACATTTATAAATGTCCAAAATCACTTTTTATCCTGGACTTTTCCGACACTTTTTTACATATTTTACAATATATATTTCCAAAGTAACTTAAAGAACTTATTTATTACTTTCAAAACGTAAACCAGTTTTTCCACAAAATTTATCATCTGTTCTACAAGAATTCGCATAAAAATTTACAGTTCCTAATGTATTAGGTAAATAATATCCATTTTTTTTACATTTACCCAAATCGTCATATTCTTTTTTATTTTCAATGTGTTTAATAAAATTTTTACAATCTACACACTTTGGGAAAAAATCTTTTGAAGATGTAACAATTTTTCTTATTTGAATCATTATTTAAATAGTTAAATAATTATTTTTAAGCTTTTATATTATGTATTATTTTAAGTAGCATATTGTAAGCCTGCATTGCCGCCAACAAATGTTACCATGTTAATCCTTTCTTCAAATAGGACTAAATTAAAATTATAATCAAATATTCTAAAGGTTGGTTTATTAATACCTATAATATCACCTGTTTCAGGGTCACAAATAGTTAAAACTTGCGCTAAAGGGTCCAATTGTGGAATAATCGTATTAAATTCAAACTCTATCTGATTAAAACGATTCATATTTATCGCACCTGATGGCTGTAAATTAAAAGGCGACGTGTCCAAACAAAAATTATAACAATATAATCCTTCTGGAGCATTACTAGCAGTTCTTGTGTATTTTTCAATGTAATTATAAACTCCAGCTGGCTGGATATTTTCTCTGTATTGTCCATCTAAAAGAATTCCTAATCCTAATAATATTTGTTTAATATTCTGCATACTGTAATCTCCTGTAATCATTAGACCTGTTAAAGTTCCCCACGGATTTAATCCTGGACCAAGAAAATTTGGTGTTTGTGGAGGTGGTAATGGAGGTGGTGATGGGTCTGGATTTGGAAATGAACCTGACGTAGGCGCCAACTGTAAATCATTTGGAATATAATTATATGGCCAGTTTGTGTAATTAGACCATTCGTTTCTTAAATTAGCATCACTTCGCTGTAAATACCACATCCAACTTGTTACTAATCCAATTGAATCCAATTGAATCTTATTTGCTCCTGTTACATTGTAGAAAATATTCTCGTGAACTTGCTTGAACAAATATTTTTGTTCATTTTTTGCGAAGAGTTGAACTTCATCATTTGAGAGAAAAGCATAAGTACAATTTAAATTTATATCCGAGTTCCAAATAGTTCTTGTATCGATATACGATGTTGGACCTAACTCAATATCGGGTGGAGGTTGAAGAAAACGATAAAATTGTTGGTAATATTGGTTGAAATTTGGAGCAATATAGGGAAAATTATTTGTGTAATCAAATACGTCACGGATTCTGAATAATTGATTTATCGGTCTAAATGTTACTGTTATTTGTAGTTCATTATATTGTAAGGCCACTAAAGGAAATGCCATTTGAGTTTTTAAACCAAACCACGAATTTAATGGAATATAAATTATTCTACCTCTTATGCTTGGCTCAGCCCCAGCTGGGTTAGTCGTATAATAAGCATTTGGATACGCATTTACACGTGTGCCCGCATTTCCTGGGTCATTAAGCTCTGGAACATTTCCGGACATTTGGTCGAATAATGCTTTTTTAGTTCCGGTAAAGTCTCTCTGAACAGCTGATAAAAGATATTGTCCAGAATATTGTTGTAGTGTTTGGTTTCCACAAGTGATTAATATTTTGCTTATCATTTGTGCTCCAATATTGTCAATCCATTTAAAATCATAACCAACCCATGGGGTATATATAGTTTCTCCTGCTGAATTTATAACAGTTTGGGGCGGCAAAATAGGAGACCATATGTTGGGTAATTCAACACTAAGGTAACAGTCCATAAGAAGGTCCGCATATCTCGGGATTTTAAAGGTAAATGTAGATTCTTCATTGAGACGTAGTGTTCGTGCGCCTTCAAAATCAACACGAAATTTTTGCAGTCCAAAATTTGTATATTTTTGATAAACACCTTTCCACATTGTTTTTTGCGGATTGCCGTTTAGGATAACGTTTTGTTGTCCAGATGAAACAAGATTAAGTAAACCACCGCCCATAGCTATAATTAATATATATATAGTTATTTAATTCTAAATCAATTATATTCATCATAATATAATTTAATTACTTCTAATAATTCCGTATTTTCTTCCTTTTTTATTCTCTCCATTTGCTTTTCTATTTCTTCTTTTAAAATTGGCAAACGCATATAAAGCATAGGGTTAACAGATTTATTATTTTTATTTATATATTTATCTGGATTAAATCGAATAAAAACAAATTTTCCTGAATGTATCATAAATAAATCATCATACCTAATTTCTTCATCTTTTTTATCATAACTCTTATGCTGGTTTTCATCTGTTTCAACGCATAAAAGAGTATTTCCTATTAAAATTCGATGGTCTATTCTTCTTCTATTGGTACAATCGCAATTGCCAGTATATAAAGGTTTATCGTGTTGGAATCCTTCAAAATTCGCATTTATGTAATCTCTCACGCCAATCTCCTTTGTTTTACATCTAATTTGATATGATAAAGGGTCTAACGGAAATAAATTTTGGTAGCATGAAGAACAATAACCTTTATATTTTTTATTAGCTGTCGTTTTACAGTAATATTCTTGTTTTGATTCATCGTATGCTTTACAAGTTTTATCCTTTATATTAAGCATGAGTTCCTCTTTATGTAAATTACAAAATCTTCCGTGTATTTTTCCGGCAAAATTAAAAATTGGTATTGTGTCGCAACCAATATATTCACACTTTTTATTATTTATATCTATCATATTTGCTTTTTTATGCAACGTACAATATAAAGCAGTTTTTTCATTTTCATAATTAAAAGTTGGTTGAATTTTACATCCATCATATTCACACTTTTTAGATATTACATTTATCATATTTTCATTTTTATGCAATGAACAATATTTACCTTTTTTTTCATTTTCATAATTAAAAGCTGAAGCTAATTTACATCCATCATATTCACATTTTTTTTTAGTAACATTTACCATATTTGGTAATTTATGCAAGGCACAATATAAAGCAAATCTTTCATTTTCAAAATTAAATGTTGGAGAAATTTTACATCCATCATATTCACACCTTTTAGATATTATATTTACCATATTTGTTTTTTTGTGTGATGTGCAATATAAAGGAGAATCGCATCCTTCGAAATTATATTTTGGCGAAATATTGCAACATTCAGTCTTACATTTTTTAGTTATTACATTTAACATATTGTCTTTTTTATGCAGTAAACAATATTTAGGTTTTGATTCATTTAAATAATTATATATTGGTCTTGATTTACAAATACCTTCTTCACATAAACTAT